GACAATTCATTAGAATTAGGAAAACAAAGAGCAAAAGAATATGGAAAAGATTGGAACAGATTAGAAAAAGCTATTAAAAGTGGAAACCCAGTCCCACCACCTATTGCTATGAAAGATAGAAATGGGGATTATTATTTATTAGCAGGAAACACAAGACTAATGTCATATACTGCATCAGGTAAAAAACTTCCTATAAAAGTTATTGATTATGACGGAGAATTTGAATATCCACAAAACGAAACAACTATAAAAGAAAAAATAGATTTATCAGAAGAAGTTCAACTACTTATAGAAGGTGGAGCATATGGACATATGTCACACCCGTTTGATGATAACAATTTAACTTTTGGTGATATGAAAAAGATTATCAAGTTGGGTTTATCAGGACAATTAAATCGTGAGGAAGATGTAACAGAAAAAACTGACGGACAAAATTTAATGATAACTTATCGTGATGGAAAAGTTGTAGCGGCAAGAAACAAAGGACAAATCAAAAATCGTGGAAAAAATGCACTTGATGTTAATTCAGTAGCGAAAAAGTTTAGTGGTCGTGGTGATATTAGAGATGCGTTTGTATTTGCTATGAAAGATTTATCAAGAGCAATAAAGAGTTTAAGTGATAAACAAAAAGATAAAGTTTTTAAAAATGGTGAAATCTTTATGAACTTAGAAATCATCTATCCAGCTTCATCAAATGTAATAGATTATGATAAAGCAGTTTTACAATTTCATAACTCTTTACAATATAATAAAGATGGTAATGCTGTGGGTGAAGTAAAAGGTTCAGGTAGAATGTTACAAGGTATGATTAAACAAGTAAATCAAGACATTCAAAAACATTTTAAGATAATAAAACCTAAAGTTCTAACTTTACCAAAAAAAATTGATTTTGGGAAAAAAGTTGATATTTATTATAAGAGAGTAAATAAGTTACAATCTCAATTTGGATTAAAAGATACAGATACATTAGGATTATATCATCAATCATATTGGGAAGATTATATTTATAATGCAGGAAAACAATTTGGTTATACAATCCCTAAGACTATTTTGAAAAAATTAACTAAAAGATGGGCATTCTTTGATAAGTCATATAAGATACCAGATATTAAAAAAGACTTAAAAAAACAACCTAAATTTTTAGAATGGGTTTTAACAACAGATAAGGTAGACCACAAGAATATGGTTAAGAAAAATATGTTACCATTTGAAAAGATTTTCTTTTCAGTAGGAGCAGATATATTACAGAATTTATCAAACTTTATTGCAGCTAATCCAACGAAAGCTGTTGAAAAAATTAGAAAAGATATTTTAAAAGCATCTAATAAAGTTAGAGCTGGTGGTGATATTAAAAAGATGAAAACTTTAAAACAACAATTAGAAAAATTAAATTCAATTGGTGGACTAAAAAAGATAGTCCCAGTTGAAGGAGTGGTATTTAAATATAAAGGAAAAACCTATAAGTTTACTGGTGCTTTCGCCCCAGTAAATCAAATATTAGGGTTAGTGAGTTTTTAATGGCAGGATATTCAAAGGAAGCGGAAAGACAAAATAAAGCATTAGGTAATCTACTAAAAGGACAAGAAGTTGAAAAAAGAACAATAGTAGGTTATGAAGGAAAGAAAAAAGAAAAAGGTGATATAAAATCAGAACTAACAGACATTATGTCTGAAGTTAGAATGCCTTTGTTTTGTCCTAAATGTAAAAAAACAATGAAGAAAAAACTTGATGATAAGTTTTGGAGATTATTTGAACATTGTTGGGATTGTCAATTAGATTTTGAACACAAATTACGACTTGAAGGAAAGTATGATGAGTGGGCAACTAATAGAGCGAAGAACAATCAAAAAGCGTGGGTTGATGATATGATACAAGGTATTGAACAATGGAGAACTGAAAGACCAGTTGACCAAGTTTACAATGTTGGTATTAAAGACCCAGAGGTTAAAATTGAGAAAGCACAAGTTAACGAAAAAGCTATCAATAAACTTGCTGATGACGCTATAAAAGACTTGAAAAAAATGAAAGAAAACATATAACTAACTATTTATAGGTAAGGAGAAAAATAATGTTTAAAAAACTACTCGGAATGTTAGCAGTAATAGGAACAATCGTAGGTGCTATTATGGGTGCAAAAAAATCTAAAGAGTTAAAAGAACTCGAAGGTAAGATTGATGAATCCAAAAAAGAAGAAAAAGGTGTTGAAACTAAAATTGCTAAGTTAGAAAAGAACAAGAAAAAGAATAAAAAAGAAATTACTTCTTTGAAAAGAAAGTTAACCATTTCTAAAAAGAAAACAACAAAAATGGAAAAAACTTTTGAATCAGGTGATTCTGACAAAGCTGCAGATTTCTTAAAAGATTTTAGTAAATAAAGGTAACAATATGAAAAAGTTAATAATATTATTAGCTTTGTTTGGGTTTATTTATTCTCAAGATAAAGTTTATACTTTTACTGAAGAAGAAGTCACTAATATGGCTAATAAAGTAAAAGACTTACAAACTCAAGTCGAGAACCAAACAGAGCAAATAGATGTTTACGAAGAGTTAATGAAAAAGTATGAGAATCAAACACAGATTGATTCTATGTTACTTTCTTTTAAAACTCAACAAGTAGACATTTTAAAAGACCGTGAAGTTTTGTATGAGAAACAAATTAAACTCATAAAACCAAAGTGGTATGAGAATAAATGGTTGTATTTTACATTTGGTGTAATTGCAACTTCTACTTCTATAAAACTCGCTGGTGAAATAGTTGATTAATGGAAAATAAAAAACAATTAAAAGAAGCTATTAAAAGAGAATATGCTAAATGTGCACAAGACCCAACTTATTTTTTGGGAAAATATGGAATAATCCAACACCCTGTTAGAGGTAAAGTTAATTTTAACTTATACGACTTTCAGGAAAAGTCATTAAAATCTTTTATGGTAAACGATTATAATATCGTTTTAAAAGCTCGTCAATTGGGTTTATCAACATTAACCGCTGGATATGCATTGTGGATGATGACATTTCAACAAGATAAGAATATCTTGGTTATCGCTACAAAACAAGAAACAGCAAAGAATTTAGTAACGAAAGTTAGGGTAATGCATGCTAACTTACCAGGTTGGTTAAAACAACCTTGTGTTGAGGATAATAAATTATCATTAAGATATAAGAATGGTTCTCAAATTAAAGCGGTAGCGAGTTCTGAGGAATCAGGTCGTTCGGAAGCATTGTCATTATTGATTATTGATGAGGCAGCCTTTATTGATAAAATTGATACAATATGGGGAGCCGCACAACAAACACTAGCGACTGGTGGTAAAGCATTAGTAATATCTACACCAAATGGTGTGGGTAATTTTTTCCATAAAACTTGGATGGATGCTGAAAATGGTGTAAATGATTTTAATTTTATTAAATTACATTGGACGGTACACCCAGATAGAGAACAAGATTGGAGAGATGACCAAGATAAATTATTAGGGCCTTCATTAGCAGCTCAAGAATGTGATTGTGACTTTATAACTTCTGGTCGTTCAGTAATCGATGGTTTAATACTTGAAGAGATTAGAGAAAACGATGTCAGAGAACCAATGGAAAAAAGAGGAGTGGACTCTAACTATTGGATATGGCAACCACCAAATTATACAAAGAATTATGTGGTTAGTGCTGATGTTAGTAGAGGTGACGGAACAGACTATTCAGCGTTTCATATAATAGATGTTGAAACATTAGAACAAGTCGCAGAATATAGAGGAAAAATCTCTACACAAGATTTTGGTAATATGTTAGTAAATGTAGCTACCGAATATAATAATGCTTTATTGGTAGTTGAAAATAATAACATTGGTTGGGCAGCAATCCAACAAGTTATCGATAGAGAATATGAAAACTTGTTTTATACAAGTAAAGATTTGCAATATGTTGATGTTCAACATCAAATGACAAATAAATATAGAGCTCAAGAACGAAATATGGTTCCTGGATTTAGCACTACAGCAAAGTCAAGACCTTTAATCATTGCAAAATTAGAGGAAATGTTCAGAGAGAAAACTGTAAAAGTTCACTCACAAAGATTAATTGATGAGTTGTTTGTATTTATTTATAATGGTAATAGAGCAGAAGCATTATCAGGATATAATGATGACTTGGTAATGTCTTTCGCAATATCACTATGGGTTAGAGATACAGCACTAAGATTGAGAACTGAAGGTATAGAACTTTCAAAAAGAGCAATAAGTGGTATATCACAAAATCCAGCTGTTTACAAACCAAACCCAGATAAAAATGATTCTTGGGAAATGGATGTAAAAGGAGAAAAAGAAGATTTAACTTGGTTAATTAAGTAAGAGGAAAAAGATAATGGCCGATAGAGATTTATTCAGTAGATTAAGACGATTGTTTTCAACTAATGTGATTGTAAGAAATGTTGGTGGAAGACAATTAAAAATAGCAGACACACAACAAGTCCAAGCTGTAACAGGAAGAGATTTAGTAGACAGATTTTCTCGTTTATATAAAAGTCCACACGGAATGAGTGGATATAATCAATCATTGTATCAGAAGACAATGAGATTAGGATTATTTAGAGATTATGAAGCAATGGACTCTGACCCATTAATCGCATCCGCATTAGATATTTATGCAGACGAAACTACATTGAAATCAGAATATGGTGATATTATTACTATTAAGTCTGACAATCATCAAATACACGATATTTTACACAATCTATATTATGATATTTTAAACATTGAGTTTAATTTATACCCGTGGACAAGAAATTTATGTAAATATGGTGATTTCTTTTTGAAATTAGATATTAGTGAAAAGTTTGGTATTACCAATGTTGAACCTTTATCAAGTTATGATATAAATAGAGTAGAGGGTGAAGACCCAGAGAATCCTTATTATACAAAGTTTGTATTAGAAAGTGGAGATGTAAGACAAACAAATCAAGGTGCAAAAACCGAATTTGAAAATTATGAAATAGCTCACTTTAGAATGATTTCTGATTCAAACTTTTTACCTTATGGTCGTTCTATGTTAGAGGGCGGTCGTAAAGTATGGAAACAATTATCACTTATGGAAGACGCTATGTTAATCCATAGAATTATGAGAGCTCCAGAAAAAAGAATATTCAATATTGATATTGGAAATATTCCACCAGCAGAAGTTGACAACTATATGCAAAAAGTAGTTGGACAAATGAAAAAAGCTCCTGTTATGGATGATACTGGGGAATACAATTTAAAATATAATATTCAAAATATCACAGAAGACTTCTTCTTACCAGTTCGTGGTGGAGATAGTGGAACGAAGATAGAAAATCTTGGTGGATTGGAATATTCATCAACAGATGATATTGAATATTTAAGAAACAAATTATTAGCTTCATTGAAGATACCACAGCCTTTCTATGGATATGCTGAGAAAGCAACCGAATCTAAAGCTACTTTAGCTGCAGAAGATGTTCGTTTCGCAAGAACCATTGAGAGAATACAAAGAATATTAGTTAGTGAATTAACTAAGATTGGTATCGTTCATTTATACTCACAAGGATATACTGATGCTGATTTAGTTGATTTTGAAATAGAATTAACAAATCCATCTAAAATCTATGAACAAGAAAAATTAGAGTTGTTAGGACAACGAATTCAAGCGTTCAATGATTTAACAGCAGAAAATTCAGTAACATCTAAAGATTGGGCTTACAAACAAATCTTTGGATTTTCAGATGATGAGATAAAGAAATTTGAAGAACAACTTGTGGAAGACAAGAAAACAGAATTTAGATTAGAGTCAATCAAGACAGAGGGTAATGACCCTAAACAAGCCGCAATAGACGCACAAGAACAAGGTGAAGAAGAACTTGCAAGTAGAACTGGAACTGAAGAACTCGGTGAAGAGGGTGGTTCTCCTGAAGGTGGTTGGGAAGGAGCAGGTAGACCTAAAGAGATGAACCATTATGGGAAAGACGGAAGTGCAAGAGGCCGTGACCCATTAGGTAAACACGATAGGAAAAAAGCTATGAGTTCCAGTCCAAAATACGGTAAAGCTTATAGAGAATCATTAGGTTTAGATAAACTAAAGTCAAAAACTGACAAAAAAATACTAAATGAAGCTGAAGATGTAGAAATAGAGTATAAAAACGAGGTTTCTTCGTCTTTAAGTGATAGTTAATTTGATAAATAATTTACAAACTCTATATTTATAATTGATAGAATATATCAATAATTAAATTGGTGTTTGCAAACGGAGTAAGGAATTTATATGTCCCAAAAAATAAAACATTCTAAAATAAAAAATACAGGTTTACTATTTGAAATCTTAACAAGACAAGTAACCGCAGATATTTTAGATGGAAGAGAATCAAAGTCGGTTAATTTATTGAAGAAATACTTCAATGAAAACACTGCGTTAGGTAAAGAAAAAGAACTTTACGATATACTTATGACTAATTCTTATAAAGATGAAGTTAGAGCGGAAAAATTATTAGAAGTCGTAGTTAAATCAAGACAAAGAATTAGTAATCAAGAATTAAAAAAAGAAAAATATAATTTAATTAAAGAAATTTCTGATACTTTTTCAGCCAAAGACTTCTTTAACACAAGAGTATCAAATTATAAAACATTAGCTTCAATCTACAAGTTTTTCTTAGTAGAAACAACAAAGATAGATTTCAATCCAAAACAAGTTGTTGATACAAGATATACTATCTTAGAAAGTATTACTTCAAAACCAATAAAAGAAAAACCAAGTAGAATTTCAGAAACATTGAGAAAAGAAGAAAGAGATACTCAATTATTATCATATGAAATCTTAGTTGATAAATTCAACGAAAAATATTCCAATTTATCAGAATCACAAAAATCACTTCTTAAAGAATACATCAATAATGTATCTAATTCAAATTCTTTTGGGAAGTTCATAAATGAAGAAATAATAAAGGTTGTAAGCGAGTTAAAACCATTACTCAAAAAAGTAAACGATAAAGTGGTAAAAATAAAACTAAGTGAAGCTATTAATCAAGCTAAAAACTTTACAACCAAATCAATTGTTAGAGACAATCAAGTAATTACTCTAATGAGATATTATGAACTTATAAAGGAATTGAAAGATGTCACAAAAATTAAAACAACTTAAAGAAAAATTAAGAAAAGCCATCACACAAGAATTGGTAGAATATGACAATATCAATACTCAAAAGGAAGATGAACTTGAAGAAAGACTTAATTTATTCGTAGAGAAAAATACACCGACCAATCCTTCAAAATGGTCTTATTATAAATCACAAGCTAAAAAGAAATTTGATGTCTATCCAAGTGCTTATGCTAATGCTTGGGCAGCAAAAATGTATAAAGGAGCTGGTGGTGGTTGGAGAAAATCAGAAAATATTGATGAAGCTTCAATGACTGGTAATTTAGACGGAGGTGAGGGGCCACCAAAAACACCTTACGCTTTTCAATCAAAGAAAAAAAGAGGTCAAGATAAAAAGAAAGAAGATGAGATTTCAACTAACTCAACTGGATTTACAAAAGTAAATGAAGGTGTATTAAAAGAAATTACCAATAAAGAACTGAAAGAATTAGGAAAAATTTATAAAAAATCTCACGAGGTCAGAATGGGTTATCTAAAACTTACGAAGATGGGTGATAAAGAACTTAAAGATAAAAAGTATAATAAAGATTACAAAGCTATCCTTAATGCTGAAACACACTTGATGAATCTTTTGAGAACATTAGCATATAAGAAAAGCTATGGGTCAGTAAACGAAGGTCGTTATCACGATTGGAGAAATGATGAGTCAATAACACCAAAACAAAAAATTGGTCGTTCAATGAGAGAAGTAAGAGATTCACTAAACGGATTATCAAAAACAATTGATATGAGTGTTAAGTTAAAAACTGAATTAAAAGTAGATTCAAAAGATTATTGGAAAACAACAAATAAAGCCCTAACAAAGATTTCAGAAAGATTAGTAAAGTTAGCAAATAAAGTAGGAAGATTACAATGAAACAATTAATAGTAGATTATTTACCATTTGAGATAACAGCTCAACAAATTAATGAATCCATTTCAACAAACGATGGAAGATTAATCGTAAAAGGTGTTTTACAAAGAGCAGAATCACAAAATCAAAATGGTAGAGTATATCCAAAAGATTTATTGATGAGAGAAGCAAAAAAATATACAGATAACTTCATCAATCAAAAAAGAGCACTCGGTGAATTAGACCACCCAGATAGTTCAGTAGTAAATTTACAAAACACATCA